CATCACTTCTTCGGCGTCCGCCCTCCCAATTTCCGCGGGGTTACCTTTATGCTCTTGGTGGCGAAGCAACGAGGTGGTCACGTGGCGACCATAATGCTGCGAAATATAAAAAGTGATAAAAATAGGGTAAAAAGGGTAGTTTCCGGTGGGGTATTCTTTTGATGTCCTTTTTTGGGGAAAGTCGTTTTTCGCAAACATGTTTGCCACTTTTTTGACCATCGCGCGGAAACACCCGCGGGGTAAACTATTCTGCTCCATCTCGCCAAAATAATAATAATACGTTATAGTTGATAAAAAAAAACAGTTGGGATAATGTAACAATATAGTTTTGCATAAAAGATGTCATCTACTTTAGAAAAAGAGGGTGTCAAGGAAACAAAGAAGAGTTCTTCCAAAAACAGAAAAAAGCTTAAAATGATAGAGGATAGCGCGATTCGCAAATTTTGCATGTATATCTATAAAAAGTTTAATTTAAAGGATGTACAAGAAAGCACATTTTATCGTCACGTACACGACACATTTATTTTTTTGGTTTCTTTTATAGCCTTGTTTAGTATGAATTTAACACATATGACTGTTCTTTTTATAATCGTTTCATTTGATGCTTTTGCGATAATTGTTAGACACGGATGTCCCTTGACGGCACTAGAACGAAAGTATATTAAACGTTCGTCGTGTGACGACCGTGATGAGATATTAGGTGCACTTGGTATATCCTATAACTGTAACCATGAATATGAGAAACAGGTGGAGTTGCTTATCAATGTGTGGATGTTGGTTGCCGCAAAGTGTATGTGTATTATAGTAATGAAGATGTTTAATATCAAACTGTTCAACTATAATAATATATATTCGAATGATTGAATATATACAGTGTCTGAATATATGCAATAATATAACATAGGTTTATTATTATAAGAGACCATATTTATGTCGTAGTAAAACAAAATTATTTAAATTATAAATAAATCCAATAACTATGTTAGTAAAAAATGCAAATTGTATGAAGATGGGTAATTTAGAATGTAAAAGAATATACAAAAAAATTGGATACATTATAGTTAAATTATAAAGACGATGTATTTGTGTTTTACCGTCTTCTGTTATCAAATATTTTAAGTACCTATGTTTCTTTTTTATATATTTACTTTTTAGTAAATACACGTATCCATTAAATGCAATATTTAATATACCCGTTATGAACATAAAGTATTTTAAAAATATATTTTTTAAGAATAGAGAAACATAAATTTGTAAAGGACTTGATATAAATATATCTAATATACGGACATCAATATTAAATAAGTCTATTTTATCCATTTTATATTTTAAATGTATTATATTATTTTGTTATATAAATAAAACTATAATTAAAAATAGTAAAATATTAGATATTAAGTATTATAATTAAGTATTATAAATAGATATTAAGTATTGTAATTAAGTATTAAAATATAGATACAATGGATTTTATAATAGAAAAAGCGAATCATATTATAAACATTTCACTGAATGATTTACATAAATTTTTGAATATATTTTTCAGACCGAATTTATCCGAAAACTTAAAAGTAGTGAATAGTTTAAAGGAAAATGCAGCATCGTGGATAATAATGCTAAGTACTATTTCTATCATTTCTTATCCGAATATATTTTTAGGATTACTTACATTCGTGGTTTTTATATTCATTGCTTATTTTTTTCATGTAGTGGCGCATGTTCATAAAAATATCTTTTCCATTGTTCATCATTATCATCACGAAAATGATAATTTCTTCTCGCATTTTATTCAGATATTATTAGAGTTATCGATACCGTATCCTTTTGTAATGGTATCGTATTTTTTCGGAGTAAAAATATTAGACCCCTGGATAATTCTTTATTTCATGTTATTTTATTGTTCGGTTCATAATGTTAACTATTCAATCTTCAAAGTAAATGGAGTGCATCGCTTACACCACACAGAGGTGAATTTAAATTTTGGACCGGATGTATGTGATGTAATGTTTGGTACAAAACATACTAGCGAGGACTGTGTAGAAAATACGAATCACTATATTCCCAATATAATAATAATTACATTTATTGTGCTCATACTCAAGTACGTATGTAGGACAGAATGGGTAAAAGATAGTTTATTGGTTGGTCTGATAACATTATTATCTAGTGGTATTCTGATACTATTTTTTTCTTCTATTATTCTCTGGTATTTAGAGTGTAAAAAATATAACAATAAGATAGAAAACCGATTATGTGGGGAGGGAGTGAGTGTGAAAGATGAGGACAAGGGGTGTATTCAAAAGGATACATCCGAACTCGAACCCGAACCAGAACCCGAACTCGAACCAGAAACTGTCGAAAAATAAATTATAAAAATAGTGAAATGTTGTTATTTTTATAATTAATCTAATGAATATATAATATAAGATAAAAATATAATATGAGTAAAATAAATGCCGATTTAGATAAAAGATTAAAACAAACCGAGCCTTGTTATACCTTCGAAAAACTAAATTACGAATCCGGATTTTTAGATGCAAGTGTAGACGTTACGTACATTATTCATTTAGAGAATAGCCAGCGCTATGATAATATTATCAAACAACTAGAAAAATATAAACCTACAAAAACAGTTTATATATTACTGAATAAAGGTTTTAAAAAATGTAACAAAATGGATATTACATCTGCGCATTCCGATTTAACGGATTGTTACTTGCAAATATTTAAACATGCACAGAAACTGAATGTCGGAAATATTCTCATTCTCGAAGATGACTTTGTTTTTAGTGAAAAGATAAAAGAAAGCGAACATATTACAAATATTAATAAGTTCCTTGAAAAGAAATCCGGCGATAATTTTATTTATTTTTTAGGCGCTATTCCATGGTTTCTCATTCCGTACGACTCATACAATTACAGATGCATGTGTTCTTCGGGAACACACTCGGTCATTTATAGTAAGGCACATCGCGACGACTTTTTACAAAATTTTAACAGAAAGTTGCTTGTAAATGATTGGGATATTAACTATAATATCAACTTTACGAGTAGATTCATTTATTATATACCACTGTGTTACCAGATATGCAGCAATACAGAAAATTCTAAACATCCCAAATTTGAAAATAAATATTTGTCATTTGCTTCCGAAGTTGTTACGTATTGTAACTATAATATTTTTTTTAGAATATTAGGTATGGATAAGAATCCAGAACCGGGATACTCTATTTTTTACTTTTATTCCAAATTCATATTCTATGTTGCCGTTTTATTTTTGATATATTTGCCATTCCTTATAGTGTATTGTATAAAAAATTACGAAACATTAAAGAGATACTTTTTTGAATTTATAAATACTGTTAGGGGGTATTCGAAAACGTGATACACGCACACATACGCCATTAAAAAACGATATGCTCGTCTATCCACTTTTTTATTTTACTATTTGTTGGTTCTAGTATTTTATTTAGTCCGTCAATATAAATATCAAAGCTCCCATCATTTTTAATCATAATAAGTAATGTATTGTATATAATATTGTATACTTCTTGTGTATATATATCCGTGATGCGAATAAATACATCATCGATATTCTTTACTTCGGGAGATGATGCATCTAAAGTAGAATCATTACCAGATATGATACTAGATATGATTGTATTTTTTGTTTCTTGTTCCCGTTCTTCTTCATGAACGGGAGAATCATCGCGCAATATTTTTTGCATAACATGTGTCTTCTTATTTTTATCCTTATCGTGTCTTGACGTTCCTCCTCCTCCTGCTCCTCCCGCTACTCTCTGGGACGCAACAGATGCAATAGATGCGTGAGAATTGGGTAAATTCGATGATAAATTCGATAATTCATAACTATCAAATCGTTTCTGGGAAAGTATTTCGTTATTTTTTGTACCCTTTTCTTCACCTTCTAACATTCCTTTATACATCTGAAGCGTATGTAATATATGGATTTTCTCGGTTTGACTATATGTCCGAATTAAATTCCCTATTCCCGTCTTAGCCAAATCGATAAGAAGGTCGTATAGTTTCTTATTTTCTGGATTCGTTTTTGAATCGTTTAAAAAGTGGTAGAACTTCTTGAATCTGTAAAAAATATTAAATAAATAAAATAAATCCTCTTGGGTATCATTATTATACCACCTTATTACCGGCTGTGAGTAGTTCGGAATCTGTATTTTTAATATATTATTATGTATTGTTAGTTTTGTCCCAATTGGTGCAAAAGATAGATAACCGATTTGCAGTATTGCTTGGAGAGGTTCTAATATAGTTTCAAACCTTTCTTTCTTCCTTTTTGTTCTCATTGAAGCGTAGATAAAATTTATTGTTGATTGCATTGTTGTTGTTTTTTGTTCTTGTAAATATTATATAGTAAATACTATATATATTTAAATATTTGTATCTTCAAATGTAAATATATTACACAATAATATATTTATATATAAAATAACATAATAATATAATATTTATAAGTAAAATAGAATATAAATGGACACAGTAGATAACTCTAGTTCTAGTTCTAAAAAAAATGTAGATGGTATTATACTTGTGTTATCTTGCCAAAAACACAGAAATACGCGATTGAAAGAATTTTCATTAGGTAAAACGAACTATGAGGGTTGGGAAGTGATATATGTAATCGGTGATTTATTTTTAAACAAAAATTACATTTTAGATGGTAATACGTTATACATAAGGTGTGAAGACTCGTACCTACATTTATTAAAGAAGTTAGCATTATCTATGAAAGCAGTTAAAGAAATATTTAATATTAAGGAAGGTATTTTAAGGTGCGGGGATGACTTGATATTCAATGAAAATAATTTAATTAAATTTATTAAATCTAAAAAATTCGATTACTGGGGTCAGTCGACATTTAAAAAGAGTTATAAATGTACGAATATAAATGTTTTAAAAAAAATAAGAGTTGACCCATTTATGATGCTTTACTATAATAAACATAAAGAAGATTTTTTAAATCCTCAACATGGTATGACAAATATGAATATTACAACTCTTTCAAAATATACAGTTCGTCCTAATATTTATGGAGCTGCTGGTGTTATTTTTTATTTATCAAATAAGGCATGCGATATTGTTATTCGACATATGGAAAGAATAAACTTTAATATACTTAGCTATGATACGTTTACTGGAAGTTATCCGTATACTATCGAAGATTGTGGTATATCATTTATAATGTACTGTAATAACATTGAGTTCGTCGATGGGCAATTTTTTTTTGGTAATCAAAACCAAAATACGATTGCTGTGCATACAAATAAATATAAGTAATCATAAATACAAATACTCATGAATACAACTAATACAATTAATACTATCAATCTAATTTAATTATACCATACTAAACAGTATAATTAAATTTCTATAATATTCTATAATATTTTCATTTCTCTATTCCGAATTATTTGTGTTACTTGTATTACTTGTATTACTTGTATTACTTGTTTCCTGTACATCCTGTACATCCGATATAATTTCATTTGTAGTATTATCCACCTGTTCGGTCTGGATAGCTACTTTATTCTTATTATAAGCACCACCACCACCACCACCACCACCACCACCACACATGTTATTTATAAAGTTAGAACTTTTATTTTTTAAAAATGCATTATTATTATTTTTTAAAACGGAAATCGGTGTTCCGTCCTCATATATATTCGACAAAAAAATATTATTTGATGAATACAATTTAACAGACGAAATGTCATGTTTTTCACACCAAGATATTGATTTTTGTATATGTAGTTTTTTCATTGAGTCAATTTTTTCATAGTTGTTCCTATTCGTTATTATGTTTAATGTAGTAATTATATTCTCCAGTTGCCTCTGCCCAAGCACTACATTTATTTCCTCTATTTTATTCAAAAAATAATAGTCATGTTCAAGATTCAATATACTACAAATTTCACCCGGTGTATCTAGTTTTGAAAATTCATTACAAAATGCATTATACAACATTGTTGAATCATCCAATAAAAAATTCTTACATACAATGTATTTTTCAGAATTTGCCATCCTACTTGTATTTGGCTTTGTAATGTAAACTTCATTATATAAACACGACAATAAGTATAACATATCAACCGTAAGTTTTGAAAATATATCAAATATTTTTAAAATAAAATACCCACCCCTTTTTTGCATAGTTACAGCATATATAATTTCAGCAATAAGTAGTTTACTCACTAATTTTTCCTGCTTATTAAAATCATTTGAAACGTCAATCCCTCCATCCGCTGTAATTATATCTACAGAATTCATAAAATGTTCTTTACAATATTTATAATTTACTAGTTTCAGAATATCACCTGTCCCATCATCGCCATTTATAATTTTCACATTCGGATTATTTTCTAAAAAAGTAGTACTCTTTTTCCATCCTGGACATCCCGGGTCGTCGTTCTGAAGCGTCATACCATAGTAGGTATCATTGGGATTTTTACGCATATACGCAGTCGCTTCAATAAAACCACCTGGTCCCTCTGCGATGTGAAATGTTTTGATAGCCGCCGATGTATTTTGGTACACAGGATAAGAAGAATGCATATTTTTTATTTCTCCTAATTTAAACATTTTCCATAACTCTATCATTTTATAGAAAGACCTAGATAGCGGTTTTAATTTACTTACTGAAAATTTATTACCCGGTATTAGCGTGTGAATAAATTCATAGGGATTTGTATACTTTTTAATATTATCCCATGCATCAGATGAAACTTCGATTTGTTTTTTAAATTTCGACAAATATTCACACAATGAATTTGATATATAACGCGGTGGAGTTGTATCTGTATGGTTAGAAAATAATAAAGAGTTATGTATTTCAGTATTTCTAATTGGTATCAAATTATAATATGACATAAAAATAGTTATATGTATGTAAAAAATAATATTTAGATTGTTTCAATAGTAATGAATATTTATTATTTATTCGTTATTATCTGTTGGACTAATTTTGTTGTAATACACGCGTGGTAATACCAATTTTATTCCCAATATTACTATCAAAATATGATAGTAGTGCATCCGACACTACCGTCGTTGATAACAAAAATATTGAAGACGAAAATATTATTTTTTTATCAAATTCTGTAAATTTTTCGTTTGTATATGGATTAAAACGAATCAAAAGAAATAATATGACAAAGTATTTTAAACCATTTTGTATAAAGGGTAGGTATGTAGTAACTGATTTAAAATATGCTAAATTCAAAATAGTTATTACATATAAGGTGTACAAGCTGTATAGTAAAGTATAATATAAATAATGAATATATTCTGTTTTCATTATGTATTAAAAATATATTTTATTTCAATACCCCTACTTGATATTTTATTTTATTTTATTTTATTTTATTTTATTTTATTTTATTTTATTTTATTTTATTTTATAAGCTCTATGGAGTGTCTATGGAGTGTCTATGGAGTGTCTATGGAGTGTTATCTTTTTTATCTCCCATTACACTTGCAAGTGCTGAAGGATTCAACTTAAGCGAACCAATTTTAGATGTGGATGATTTTTTCTCTTTCGGTTTATCAGCTTCGCTTCCCGCCAGTGCTGCTGATGCCGCCTTTTCCTCTTTTTCCGTTTTTGCCTTTTGCGCCGAAACTTTTGCAGACGATTCTTTCATTCCTGTTTTTGATTTTTCTATAATTGAAACAGCTGCACCGGGACTAGACTGAGTCTCCGGTTTATCCGCCGCTGCCGCACCCTCCGCACTTTTGCTAGCCATAGTCATAGGTATCTTAACCGCTGAAAGTGCAGACTTCTTTTTCAAAGTAAGGGGAGCCGATTTTTCTACAACTTCCGCACCCATCCCTTCACTCTTACTCTTGTCTTTGTCCTTGCTACTTCCCTTGTCCTTGCTACTTTTCTCCTTTGTTTTTGACCCAAACAACTTCGATAGTTTCGTATCAGCGCCCTCCAATTCAGCAGCCGATAATCCTAAACTTTTCCCTTTTTCCACCTTTTCCACCATTAATTTCAACTCCGACTCTTTCGTAGGGCGATATGACATTTTACCCTTACTTGCTCCCACATCACCCTCCTCCATCATCATCTGCGAGGCAACCATCTGAGCAGCCAATGTATCCTTGCGATTCATTTTTTCCTGAAATACACGAACACCCGTCACACTACCAAACACATCCTCAACATCAACACTCGCGATTTTTTTAAATACGAAATAACGGTTATAGAATGAAATCTGTTTTTCCTTAGCCGTCATCATAGGTGCCGAACCGTATCTAGATTTTTGTCTAGCGTCTTGCTGTATTTCGCTTTCCATGACCGTGAATAATTCAGAGAACATGCCCGAACTATTAGGGATTCCCAGTTTTACCGCTTCATCGCGCTTCAACAGCTCAAATCCGTAACCCCTCATCAGTTCCGTAAAATACGTAAAATTCACCAAATATTCCTTGATTGTTTTGTTAATCGAGTCTTGATAGACGTCAATCGCATACCCTACACAGCTAATATCGGGGTCATATGTGGTCTGGCTATATTCTTTCGTAACCTCCCAAATTTTTTCACCATCCACCATTAAACCAATCGATTTCCCTTTTTCTACGGAACGAAGCGCTTGAAACATCGTCGCACCATCATAACAGCTGCCAATAAAATATCCGTCTACTTTTGTACACTCACTCACATTTTTAAGAAACTGGTTTAACTTTTCGATATTTTCGAAGAAATAATGTAACGCAAACTGGCAAGACGAAATATTGAAACCGTCCACCGCTTTGCCATATTGTCTGTAAACACCCGCCCCTAAAATAGACGCATCCTTGGGTCCGTCATTAAATAAAGCGCGGACGATTTCCTTTCCCTTCTCGGTGAACATTGCGTCACCCGATTTAATATTTACGCCGCTATTTCCGTTTACGAATAGTGCATACGGCATCGAGTAAAACTTCTTCCTATAGTTTAAGAATCGCGCGCATGCTCCGTCAAGGCGGTTCTCAATATTATCCTTCGACAAGTCAATACCAAAGACAAATGATAATTTTGCGTCAATCCATTTCGGAAAATCGCCCGCTTTGCCGACAGCATAGTCAATAAGCGTATTCCCTTTCGCGGCGACCTTGGTAATAAGCATTTTTTTGACAAATAGATTGTGGAAGTCGCGCATCGAACGGGTCTTGTTATCGCCACTAGTCTTGTTATAGTACACATCGTCGTCAGCAAGTTCATCGGGGATATTTTGCCCCGTAGTTATCATTTCCAAGGTAACGGGGTTATGAATCGAGTACCAGTTACTGTTCGCGACATGGTAGGCATTCCCGTAGTTTTTAATGCCCCGTTTATACTCGGCGGTTTTATCGTAGCGAACGCGCTCGGCTACCCACCTCCAGTATTTCGGGCGCGTGGCATCATAACTAAACTCCACAATTGTTTCATCGTCGAAAATTTCGTCTTGGTTAGTAAACATTTGTAAAACGCCGTTTTGGTCTTCGCGTAGCGGGATATTGCATATGGATGCTTCGGGGTCGTATGGGTTGGTCGGATAAAAGGGTACAGGCTTATAGCCGTCGCCGGTGTCAACATCTCCTGCGTGAGGCAACTTATCGTCGATAACGGCAGCGCAGGGATTAATATAGCCGTGCTTGCGTTCGTCATATCCGACGCGCAAAATAATTGTCTTGTATTGCTGAAGCTGTTCGCTCTTCATCGTATCAATACCGTTTTCAAATATATTCCCCACAGCGTCAGTGCCATTTTTATTTTTTTTGGTTGTAATTAAGAAGTCGATTGTGTTCTGGTTGAGGGGTTTCCATTTAAATGACATATCCCATGTTACTTTGTGTAGGGGTCCTGCAACGCCGACTTTATTGCTGGCAACGCCTGTATTGCACGGAGTAAATATAAGACCATCGGTTTCATATTCAAAGGTGCCGGCTTTTTGACCGGATATAATAAAATTCGCACAGACGAATATGCTCTTATCGGGGGAGGCGACTTGGAATTTTTTTACCGCGACTTTGATAGGAATGTTGTCGCCGGAGATTACAGACTGAATATTCATATCGCGGATAATCTGATTAAGTAGGAAAAGCCGCGAATCTTCGTTACCTTTTGCCGAACCACGCGGCATCTCTCTTTCGCGAAGTTCCATGCTTTTCTTCTGGGATGACCGCGCACGTGAACCCTCGCCTATATCCGACTCGGATTCGAATTCTTCTTCATATTCGCCCAGCATTTCGCCGACAGCTTCGCTTGCCTTTTTATCGGAACTAGACGACGTAATCACAAAGGCTTTTTGTCGCACGTCTCTGCCGTTTATAAAGTATAGGTCAAATGCGGCGAACAAGTTGATGTATTCGCCGTTTTTATTATGTAGAATATGTTCGCCGTCAATGAGTGTATTGTGGACGCGTTCTTCGCGACAAACTGCGCCTGTAAACTCAAAGTTCATATTTGTGTTTAGCAAGTAAACTTTTCCGTTGGGGCAAATATACAACATCTTTCTCATACCATCCGCTTTATCTGTTACTGTATAGTTGCTTCTAATATTGGGGATAGAACAGTCGTCATTTATAGGGGCAATATTTAGTACTTGAAGTGTATAGGAAGACGGACCGATAAAATGATTCGGCGTTAATGTAATATTTTTAGGGTCGGTTAACTCTACTTCAGATGCGGAACCTCTGCCTCCTTTGTCGCCCTTATCGCCCTTATCCGACTTATGCTTCGGTTTTTCACTTGGATATAGTAGGTAGTAGTAGTCTCTGGATGTATGCGCGAGTTCGTCATAAGATACTGGAAAATTCGTACCCTGAAGACCTGATAATACTATTTTAATACCTGTTCGCAAAATATCTGCGACAACAACAGCATTATTCATTTTTTTGCCGATGCCGACAAGGTGGTTATCCATTTCAATTTCGATTTCGTATTTTGGTTCGCATTCGGTTGTTTTAGATGCTTGAAAAGAGTACTCCGGGATGAGGTGACCGTCGCGACGATGTGATTCTTTGACGACGGATATGTCTACATGAAATGGAAAGTCGTCATGAATTAAAGTCGTGCGGTTAATATGTCGAAAAACCTTCTTCTCTTTTATCCACGTGGATAGGATAGACTGCCCGAGACTAGAAGAGATGGGGATAATTTTTTCCTTCTGATAACTGAGGCGAAAGTTGAAGTCGTCAAAGTTGACGGGGCGTATAAATTCGGAGCCTTCTTTTGCTTGCATTTTTTGGACGAAGCGGTAGTTGATATCTTCGAGACGGTCATTCCTGCAATATTTCTGTATATTACTTAAACCGTATACTTCTGTTCTAATATTGGACAACTTTGTTTTGCCGGTACCGATATCGGTAAACTCGGATTGAATTTTGAGACAGTATTCTTGTGATTTCGCAATTTTAAACCCGGTGGAGAGTAATTTTTTGACGACATTATCGAAGTCGTCTTTTGTAATTTCTTTGACGCCTCTTGTTCCGAATTTTACTTCGAGCTCTGATACACCATCATCCCTTTTCAAAATGTTTTCTAAATATTTTTGTGTCATGATATTGAACATTTCTTTGGGCTTGGGGGTAGGATTCGATCGAGACATCTCTCTATCTGCGTTGTATATATAATCGTACTATTATTTTAAATTGTAATCAATTTTATATTACAATTTAAAAAACAAATATTCGCCAATATTTACTTATATTTATCCATATTCAAAAATAACCATATTCAAAAATAACCATATTCACAATATTCACAGTATTCACAATATTCACGATATTCATAACTTATGTAATATATCAGCGTATAATTGAGCTTTTGTTTTCTTTTTGGTTTTCTTCGTCGTTTCACAAATAAAATCGACATCAATCTCAAGCTTTGAACAAATCGTAGTAAGGTCGTTTACCGAGTATGCTGTAATAGGGCGAAGAGGCTTTTCAATACTGTCGAGTTTCCAATAAGTTTCTTTTATTTTTTCTATATATTCGGAATGTTTGCTCAATGTTTCCGTCGCACTTGTATCTACCGGAAGGCGAATTGAATAGTTATTTGTTTCTGCATTGTATTTAACAATATGAACTGGTTTTTTTATATCTGAAATCATTTCATAATACGTATTTTTATAGATGTAGAATATATTCAAGTTATAGCATAAACAAAGAGCATATAAAGTTTTAGCATTTATATTTGTACATCCCAATAAACCTCCCTCAAAACATGTTTTCGATATTTTATGTTCCTTTAAACCTGCCTTTCCTTCACCCCTTTTTACTTTCTCAATCGTTTGAATTTTGAACTGTTGTTCGGCTGTAAAATAATTCGATTCAAACTCATAGGACGCGAAACCGTTGTAAATAATATAAAAACACCAAAAAAGGGAATTAGATTGTGATGGAGTGAAATAGTCAGATTTTATACTGTTTGCGTGTATGTCGTCATTTTGTACCTCTTGTACCTTCTCTACCACGTCTCCTGCTCCCGCTCCTGCTCCTTCTGTATGTATACTATGTTCACTACTTGATTTTATAATAATATTTTTATCAGATTCGATACTATTATTTTTCTCTGCATCTTTATTTTTTGTTTTTGATTTATTTTTACTCTCTACATGCTTTGGGATATCCACTGTAAAATTCTGACAATGTTGTAAAAAACACTCCGAAAGCATTATATTTTTTAACTCTTTTATTTTTTCTTCCATTTTGTTTATGGTGGATGCATATAAATTATATTGTTCAGTAATATTTGTAAACTGTTTTTTTACAAGAGAATTTAGAGACGATGCTACAGATTCATCGCCATTTATGTTTTTTGTTTTATTTAATTCCTTTTTCGATAATGATGCTGGTGTTGATGCTGACATGTGTTAAATTTCTGACTTGTTAAAATGTATATGTCTAGGTATTGTTATACTTATACTTACACATGTCTTTATTATAGTTTAAAAATATTATATATTGACATGGTCGCGTGTGTGCATCAATATATAAATAATAAATAATAATCATGGTATCATCTTCATAGCATCTTACTTGAAAAAAGAAGTAACAATTTTTTCTTTTTCTTTTTCAATTTCGTTTAATTGGTCTTCTTGTTTATTTACATAGCTTAAATATTTATAAACTTTGTCTAAAATAGGCGAATCTACATATGTCAAGTTAATAAAAACTCCATTTTTATTTTCATTAATTAAAACACCGTTTTCGTTGAATATTTTTAAAATTTCTATTTGATGAAACGAGTTAATAGATTCAATGCGTTCTTTTAAAAATTTCAAAGAATCTATAAAGTATTTATTGTCAGATACATGTTTTTTTGTATGGTATTGTGATAATATGTTTTCTTCTATTTCCATTTATAGTTACATAAAAAAATCTTTCTATATATTTTTATTTGAAATTTATATTTTATTTCATTCTATTTCATTTTATCTCATCTACATACTAACCTATATACATTCTATGCATCTACGTTGCTTTTGATTGGTTTTTTAGATGCTTTTGGTTCCTTCGGCGCTTTTGGTTCCTTCGGCGCTTTTGGTTCTTTCAGCGCTTTTGGTTCCTTCGGTGCTTTTGGTTCCTTCGGTGCTTTTGGTTCCTTCGGTGTTTTGGATGCTTTTGCAGGCGTTGTCGTAGAAATACATGTAGATGAACTAGAAGTAGATGTAGATGTAGATGTAGATGTAGATGTACATGAACTAGATGTAGTAACAACTTCCCCTATAGAACCAAGACTAGTGATAGATGTTGTTGTGTTTAATTTTTTAAAAGTCTTTGAAGAAGGGCGCTCCTTTTTCGGCGAAACCAATTCACCAATAATTTGAATAAATTTATCGTTCATTTCAAAACGTTTCCCAATAACCTTTATTGTTATTTTGTCACCTTCTTTCACTGCATTGTAGTAAGTATTTTGTGTTAGTATACTATAGTCTCTTGAAATATATACGATAACGGGTAAATATTTATCATTTGAAATTGCGCGAATCCCTGCTTGTGTAATATTGTTGGCAATACAGTTAATGGTGGCGTTTTCGACAGGGTTACAGACATAACATTCTATTACAAGATTAAACTGTACGTTTTTAGCAACTATTTTTCCGCATTTAAAGTCGACAATTCTTACAGTTTCGGGTTTAATAAATCCTTCGGAAATACATCTACCCTCTATACAACTTACAAGGGTGGTATGTAGAAGGGCGAGAATGTTGCTTCTGCTAGACGCGTGCATATTAATAAGGACAAATGGTATTAAAAGGTCGTAATTAAATTGTGTAAACTTATATAGTCCATCATCATCATCATCTTCTTCGGTTTCATCATTGGTGTGGGCGTGGGCGTGGGCGTGGGCGTGGGTTGTAGTCCTATGTACACTGCTGCTAGTGTCGGAATTAGTTGGATTTGATACCTCCGAAACGTCCGACTCATTTACTTCTGATGGAGGTAGAATCTCATTTTTAAAACATTGTTCGGCTGTTTCCGAAGCGTCATCTGACCCGTGACCGTGACCTGATTTATCAACTTCTATAAATTTTGGAGTAATTGTAATCGTAGTAGTATTTGTCGTGGTTGTTGTAGAAGCAGGTGCATTCTTTTTGGCACGACCTCTTTTTTTAGGTTCAACTACAGTAGAAGTAGTAGTGAAAGTAATAGGAGCATGTTCTGAAGCAGAGACGGATGTAGACATGTTTATAAAGTTTTCTGATGCGATGCGATGCGATACGAAAGGATAAGGATGTTACTTTACTATATTAATTTATCTTTATAATAGTTTCAATTTTATTTATATTATATTACACCGACCGAAACATAAAAGAAATACTACTTAATATGAGAGTTGTTATTTATTATTACTCGTTACGTTTGGTTTCTTCTTCTTCTTCACCTTCGCCTTCGCCTTCGCCTTCGCCTTCTTCTTCTTCTTCTTCTTCTTCTTTTTCTTCATCTTCTTTTTCTTCTTCACCTTCTTCGCCTTCTTCTTCACCTTCTTCTTCAGCTACACCAGCCTCAGCCTCAGCCTCAGCCTCATTTGATATTCCAAATTCTCCCAACATGTCGCTATTTTCTTCTAAAACTACCGATAAAGGATTACCTTTTTTCTTTGCATTTTCTATTTCACGCATCACACTAGAGCGCGATTCTCTTTCCTCTTTTAATTCTAGTTCACCTATTACAGATACAAAAGGGTCATTTAATTCAAATCTTTGTCCGATGACACGAATCATAATAATATCCTTTTCCTTCAACTCCGAAAAATAGGGAATATTATAATGATGGTCTCTCGCGATAAAAATATTTAAAGGCGAATACTCGCCCTCATCAACATGAGCTAAAATACCCGCATTTGTTATATTTTTTACAGCACAAGATATTCGCATACCTTGGGGCGGATTACAAACCAAGTACTCAAAAACAACTGTAAAAATAACACAGTTTCCTGCAACAGTTCCATTTGAAAACGTAATAATTTTAACCGAACCACGCTTTACATAACCTTCAATACAACATTTCCCTTCAAAATTATTGGTTAAAATTTGTTCGAGAATTTCGGCAATATTTGTTCCGACGTATTTTATAGGTACTGATAATTTTTTAGAAATTATGTTTTTAATATAAAGTGACATTTTGCCAGCTACTGCATTTCTTCTAGATTGAGAGGATGATGATATTCTGCTACTCATTATTTAAATATTTTGATTTTATATATAATATATGTAAATAAATGTTATATATATTAAATTACATATATTAAATTACATATATATTAAATTGCATATATTAAATTACATATATTAAATTACATATATTACTGAATTGAATCGAATTGAACCGAATCGAATTGAACCGAACCGAATCGAATCATCTTAATGTTTCTATTTTATTGAGTAAAACTTGTACAGGTGTCAAAAACCATCTTTTTCCATCTTGTCCTATGGTATCAAAATACCGTAGAATAAATTCCTGTAAAATACATAATTCTATTTCATTTGTATCTCTTTTATTTGAAACAGATAAAGGTCTATTATTATCTAAAGAAATTCTGTTAATAAATAATCGAAGAAGTACATAATCAGTTAAAGGAATTATTTCTCCATCTTCATTTGTACGATTTTCAATATCATAATTTAAATATTCATCTTTTTTTGATTGTGGTAACGCATCTATTATTTCATTTATTTTTGGCGATTTTAACATTTCGCTAATATTTTTTTCTGTTGTTGCTCGTCCGGCTTGGTCGCACCTCGAGGCAATACTGCTTGCGAATAATTTACCCTTGCCCTTGCCTTCAGATATCTTCTTTGTTTTAAAAATAAGCGAAGAAAAATCTTTTCTCTTAATCGACGTCATAAATCCAATATAGTTATTTAAAGGATTTTCCATTGTTATTGTATTTTTTTCGGAAATGTCTTTTTTAAAATACTCAATATCTGCCGGACCCGCCGGTTTCCACATGTTAAGTTTTGTATCTTTTATAAACAACTGATATGTTCCATCTATATTAATTAATAACATTCCTTCCATTCCATTTCTACTACGTAAAATATTTTTTTCATAATATTCTTCAAGTAGTTCATCAAACATATACTTTTGAGGATTTTCTCTTCTTTCATCGATTGTTTCGCGACGTTTTGGGGAAATAATATAATTGAGAATTGAAAGCGTATCATCAATGTTCAGTTCTTCTAAAATATGCGACACTAACAATATTTGTAATAAATCTCGTGGAATGAAAGATAACTTCTTTTCTAAAATATTACCGCAGTTATAATACCAATCGTTGATACCTCTCTTAAAATTATTTTGTTTGTTCGCTTCATTAAATTGTTTTTTCGCTTTTGTAAACGCCTTTGGTTCCTTCTTAACTGTCGAAAAATATTTGAAAAGTTCGTCTTCACTTTCAACGCCTTCGCCCACACCTTCGGCACCTTCGGCACCTTCGGCACCTTCGGCACCTTCGGCACCTTCGCTTACTTCTTCTAGTGTTGACATTTTTTTACCCATCGACGATGCACGCGCCTGTGCCTGCGTCTGCGACTGCTGTATGCTTGAAATATACGACTTTTTAAATTCTTCGAAATAGTTTTGTTCCTTATTTGGTTTAAATATAATCTTTTGACGTTTAAAATCCACCGGTTTTTGTCTATCTCGAATAGGTATGATAGGATTGTCTAATTCGAGCGGTTGGAATAAATAATACGAACCAATATTTACAAGTCGCCCGTATCTACCGTATTTGTCGCGAATGTATTCGTTCTTGTCTTCTATTAACTGTGTAAGAGCAATATCGATTGCTTCTATTGGGTATTTTTTATTATAGTTGATTGTCGAAATTAGGTCACTTGATATATCCTGTATTTTTTCACCAGGCGCCGTTCTTTTGTAGAAGAATTTTTCTTGAAAAATATCGCGTATTCTTTGTATAATTTTATCGGTATTCATAGTTATGACTGCATCTGTAAAAATATCTTTTCTTGACCCAATGCGACTTTCGCTCATTCCAGGTTTACAACTAAAAACGCACTCCATATAGTCACAAACCGATGAATAATTTTTGTCGCCAATTTTATATTGAATTACTATATTAGATTTAGTTGTAGGGTCATATGAAGAAAGTATTTGCGGCACTGGTTCACTGTTTAATTTTTCATCGAATTTTTCTTCCGTAAAATTTGTTTGCTCAATATTGAGAAGACAGTCTACGGCATTCTCTTTTAATACGCGACTTACTTCGCCAATGTACCGCGCTTTTCTCTCGGAAAGACGATACATGTAAATATCGGCGGCTTCTACATCTGGTGTATTTGTTAAAATAGACCCATGTAAAAATATCTGAACATTCCTTTTTTCGAACTCCAGGTCTTTATGACTGCAGTTTCGCACGGCGCGACCAATCGTTTGCTCCGTCAAGTTGATATTATACCATGGCTCCAATACATGAACTTGGCGAATATTCTTGAAATCGAGTCCTTCTGTCCCTGACTTTGAAATAATAACGACTTTTACAAACCGCCCATCAAAGTTTGCTTCATTGCTAGCGGCTTTCACGTCGCCTATATTATCCGGCGATAAAGACGCTTCTCCCGAAATGATAACATACTTTGCCGGGAAAAATGTCTCATTTGCCTGCATTTCGCCTCTTTGACGAGACGTAATCCCGTCTATTGCTCTTACTCCATCGGGGGGGTTATTGAATAGTGACCTAGCTTTCGTACCATATCGCGTAAACCCCATACTTTCTAATGCTAGCGCCATAGGTATTACGCCGCCCTCAATATAAAAACTGTAAATTAATATAATACCTTCCGATTTATATATATTGTCGCAAATACTCTTTATTTTCGAGCTATAGTTGCCTATTGCATCTCTAGCGAATATGTGCGGTTTATCATCTTTGTATTCAAAACCGGTTTTTGTATCTTCGCTGTAGTTCATAATATTTCTAAGACCATATTTGCCAACTAGAAGACGAATATCATAGTTAATATTATTGGTTTCAGGGTTAAAATCATCCGATGGGTAGGAGATATTAAGGGCTTCTACGGGGCTTCGCAGGATGTTGATGCCGACGGAAACTGATTCTTCGATTGTGCGCATTTCATCGCGTTTTAACGCGAGAAATTGTCGAATAATATAGGAATAAACATTTTGCTGGTATTCTGATGCTGGATTCAAATATATTTTATCTTGCATTCTAGACAATTTACGGTGTTCGGGGATTCGTAAACCGTTTATTTGCATATTTGGAATTTCATATTGTCCGGGTCGTCCGGGTTGTTTAGGTGACTCCGCACCCGCATCCGCATCCCCACCAGAAAATGTATGTTCAGGGGCGAACTCATCCGGATAAATACGAAAGGGAAATGTATATGGATTTTCGCCGCGAATATAGGAGACATATCCTGTAGAAAAACGCCGCAAGTTTTCGCGACCGGTTTCTGTGATTTGCCCCGGTCCCTCCGACGTTTCTACAAATATTCCTTCATCGGGGTTAGAATTAAAGACGTCGCGAATATCAATCTCAGCCCTCCCATCATTTATTCGCATAATATTGAGCAACCATATAATTTCGCGATAACTATTATACATGGGTGTACCTGTCAAAAGAAGGAGACGCGTCATAAGGAAAGGACCGAATTTCACTAGTTTTTCTAACTGTTCTGCGACGGCGCGTGTGCCACTTTTTTCATCTGTGCTTTTTATATTATGAAACTCGTCGATTACAATAAGGGAGTTACCAAATACTACTTTTAGTTTCTGCATCATGATTTTGGTTCGATGCGTTCTATCAACAATCTCGTCGCTTATGATGGATGTTTTTTCAATAAGATTTGCAAACTGGTCGTATCCCAAAAAGCGGTAAGAACGACGAATAATTTTTTTAATTTCGGATACAACTTTTTCTTCTTCCATACCTTTCATGTTCATAGGGTTTATTTCTTTGAGATATTTATTACCCGTACAAGAGCGGATATTCCAAATACCGTCGATTAATTTCAGTTTATTTTTATCGAACAGCTGTAGTTTAAAGTTTTGCTGAACATTTGGGCTAGCAACAATAATGATTTTTTGCGATGTTGACATTCCTATTTGAACTAAATAGTCGCGCATTTCTTCGCATATTGTTATTGCGGAACACGTTTTGCCGGTTCCTAACCCGTGATATAAAAGAAGGCTGTTATATGGTGTTTGAAAAGAAAGAAAGTTGCGAACAAACAGTTGATGTGGGGATAATTCGAAGTCTGCATTACACATTTTGTTGGAGTGTTTTTTTATTGCTTCTAAACTATTTTGTATGGTCCCGTCATATTTCGTGTCGGCGAATTCCTTTTTAGATGCGATTTTTATGTTAAATTCGGGGTCGTCTAGTGTTGGGTATAGAAAGTTATATGCATTTTCATCGGTTTGTGTTCCTAATTCTTCTGGCGAAGGAGACGGCGAACCATCTCCTTCTTCTTCGCCAAGTGGGGATTTTAAACCGAGGTTTGAAAATTGTTTATTAAAATGTTCAATTGATTTTTTTTCAGCTTCATCCTTTTCTTTTAAGAATCTATTTTGTTGTTTTTTAGATTTTCTAGACATATTGGGATTGAAAATAAACTCTTTTTGTTGCTGTTGTTGTTCGGGTGACATATTTGAAAGAAGACGTTCTTGTAAATCTTTTTGGTATTGATATTCTCTTCCTTCCGACACTGATGATGCGGATGCTGATGTTGCCAATTCTTCCGGTGACTGTGCTTGTACATAGGGTACTTCTTGTTCCGATGCTGCTGTGGATGTGGATGCCGCAGTGGATGAAGACGATGATGCAGCTGCTGGTGTAGTAGCTTTGGATGCCGTGGATGATGAAGATGCTGTCGCCGTGGATGAAGATGATGAAGGTGGTGGCGAGGGTGGCTGCATTTTACTTTGCTTAAGATACTGTAAACTTTCTGCAGCGGCTGCTTCAACTTCCGATGACGGAGCTCTTGATAACTCATCGCGCGGAATGTCGTACCCAAGGCGACTATCCATACTTTCCTGTGAAGGCGTACGTGATGCAGCGAATCCCTCCCGGCTCGATGAACTACTATCCGCAATTTGTCTTCTACGTTGTCCTTGTTGTGATTGACTTCCAGACGATGACTCATCTGTATCTCTTGGTTGAATAGATATATTAAATCCTGAACTATTGCTACCACTATCACTTGGGAGAGAAATATTAAAATCTCGCATATTCCCACTAGGTGTAGACATTGAAAGGTTTCTAGATGCGTCGCGTGAACCCGAAGATGGTTTTGAAAGACTAGAGAAATTTGGGAAACTTAAATTTTGTCGCAAACGTGATGCACTTGATAAATGCGGCGTACCACTTTTTTTATCCGAACTATCCGAACTATCCGAACTTTGGTGACCACCAGGACCTTGACCGGGTGACGACGACGACGACGACGAACTACCCATAAATGAACCAACAGCCCCGGGAGGCATGGAAAATTTAACATCTGAAAGAACGGGCATTAAAATAATACCTCGGTTTGAGTCGGCTACAACTTTTATAAAGGGGTCTAACGATGATAATGAAGAAGCATCGGGGGCGGCGGCAGCAGCGGCAGCAGCAGCAGCAGCACCAGCACCCGGACCTGCACGTGCACCTTCACCTTGTCCGCGATTGAGTAATCCACGAATATTTTCTGGAATATTAATTTGTTTTATTTTAATGGCAGGTTTTTTACCTTTTTGGTCTCCTTTTTTATTTGGGTCTGAATCCATTTAATATATACTAATATATACTATTATATACTATTATATACTATATACTATAAATGAATAAGTAATTCTTATATAATGTTAATATAATCTATATTCTTGTAAAACTTTATTTATTTTTTCAATAATATTAATTTTTTCTAAATTATAAGGACGGATACAATTGATACACTCTTCGAAACTAACCCATTTTATATTTCGCACTTCTGATTTCTGATATTCTTGAATATCTTTCGTATTATTTATCATATGTGCTAGATAATATTTATGTTTATAACTTTTAATATTTGAACCGATGAACATTTCTTCATAGGGGATAATGTTTTCAATAAGTTTAAAGTCGCATAAATCATACCCCGTTTCTTCTGTAAACTCTCGCAGACCACAGTCAATATCTTTTTCTTGGTAGTTTCTGCGACCTTTAGGAAACCCCCACTCTGGTTCATTCCAGTTTGTAGTAGAAGACTCAATTAACGTTTTTAAACTATATTCGACGTCTTTAATTTTTATGCCCTTTTTCAGAGATTCGAATTTATCTTTAGAAGATGTTTCTTCGCCCCTATACTGGAGACTAGAGTATTCCCCCCATAGTAGTTTCCACATGTCTTCGAACTTCATATTTAAAAGTTTGCTTTTTTCATCCAACGTCATTTCATTGATTAGTGTTTGTATATATTGTATGTTAAATAAGGGATACTTGCCACGTATAAACTCTACAAATCCGAAGCTATCATTTCTTTGTATTAAAAGATACTCCAAACAGTTATTACTTGTATTATACCTAAATGAAATAATTCCGACACTTGTGATAGGGTTTTTACAATCGACTAGTAGATGTCCCGTTTTTCCACAGTTGTTGCAAAAATTATTATATGTTGATTTTAATGATTTTGAATTCATAATTATATGTATTCTTTGTTATCTTTTTATATTGTTTCTAATTAGAAATGGTATTAGATTCGAATGTATGGGGACCACATTATTGGTTTGTCCTTTTGTCTATCGCCATTTGCTATCCCATTCACCCAAATGATGTAACAAAGAAAAAATACTATGAACTAATTCACAATTTTCCTCTTTTTATGCCTGACTCAAGAATCGGCAATAAGTTTAGTGATTTAATAGACAAGTATCCGGTAACCCCCTATTTGGATAGTCGCGACTCGTTTATAAAGTGGGTTCATTTTATACATAATCGTGTGAATAAAATGACAAATAAAGCCGAAATCTCCCTCAAACAAGCATTGAAAGAGTACTACTATCACTATAAACCCAAAGCAGTAAAGATGCAAGAAGAGATGAAATATAGGCAAAAGTTAGTATTCTTTCTCATTTTACTGGGGGGTATTGTTGGGGTATATTATTTATATAAAAAATAAAATATTTTAATAATATAATAATATATAACGTAGTAGCGTAGTAACATAATAATGAAATATAGTAGAATGATATATTTTAACTCAAAACCGAGAGTAAAATCGAAACAACGAAATAAAATGAAAACGAAAACGAAAAAAATAAAAAGCACGTATGATGGTGGAGCGGCTTTTGAGAAAGGCGGTTTTGGTTGTATATTTAAACCCGCGTTACGTTGTAAAATCCCTGACTTATCCCCTCAACCAAATTATGTGAGTAAACTTATTGACAAGAATAAAGGTAAGAGAGAATATATGTATATCTATAATATTAAAAAGAAATTGGAACACTTGCCTGCAAATATAAAGAGATATTTTTTACTTGATAATATAACGATGTGCGACCCAAGTGCGTTATCTGATAAGGATAAGGTAAAGATAGAAAGCGTATGTCAAAATATTTTGACTGATTTGAGTGATGGTAATACAAATATGCCGATAACTTCGGATACTATAAATAAAAATTTACACAAGTTTAAAATAATAAACATGCCTGAGTTAAGTATGACATTGAATGATTATATAAAGAATATGGTGCTGACTCCTGAGAACTTGATAATGCTTAATAATATTATTATCGAGTATTTAACAGTTGTGATACCGTCTATGTATAAAAATAACATAGTTCATGGCGATATTAAACCGGAAAATATGATGTTTAATGCGTCTGATAACAATACGCTTGTGTTAATAGACTGGGGTTTATCGTATATCGCGGATAGTGACAAAAAAAATGTACCTGATGCTTTGAGTACGTTAAGTGTTCAACCAATGCATCCATTTTCTAGTTTTCTATTTAAAAAAAATGTAATCGAAAAATATGATGTATTTCTTAAAGATTTGAAAAGGGAAGGTGTTAAAATAACAAGAGATAGTTTACGTGTATTTGCTTTATCAGAATATATGAACTTTATGAGTATGCATGATAGACAAATTTCCTTTTTTAATAGTACATTCAATAATGTTTATAATGGTGAGTTTGCAAAATATGTAAGTAATGGGCAAGAATCATATATCGATGAAATGATAACATATAATATGACTATACACTACATTATCGAATATATTATTGATATTTTGCTAGCATATACCGTTGACTATAAACTGAACTTGGTTAAATATTTCAACGACGTATATATAATGAATATAGACAGTTGGAGTTTAATGTCAACCTATAATTATTTAATAGATAAGTCACAAACATCATTAAAAATGAGTTCTACAGAACATAAAATATTTGTTAACAAAATGATGTATATATTGACGGAAAACTTCTTTAAAAATGGCAATCTTCCAATAAACTTACCAAAAATAGTATCCGAAATTAAAAACTTGAATCAATATTTAATGAGTCTAGGTAGTAAAAGAACTAGTGTTGGTATGTTTAATAAATTAGTAACTAGAGGAATTGGAGGAATTAGAGGAGTTAAAAGTGTTAGACGCGTTTCGAATTCCAGACGGTCGGTAATGCAACCTGCCGTCGCTGTAGTGAATGGAGGATATAAGAGCGCAAGGAGCGCAAGGAGCGCAAGGACCACAAGAAGAACAAAGAGTAAAAAGAACAGAAAATAGGAAACTGGAAGAAATAATGAAAAGATATACTCAAAAATATTATATGTGGATTATATAGTTGAGTATATTGTTAAGTACATAGTTCACATTTAACAGAATATAATGAAAATAGAGTTGGTTATATTTATTGTAACAGGATTGTTGATTGCAAATACATATTATGAAGGCAAATTAATAAAAATGTTAAATACTGTAAAAAGTAGTAAGTATTTAAAAATGGCGACATTTGCTTTTGGTGGACTTTCCTTGTATTTATTTTTAAAAAAAAATCCTGAAAATTCTAAGGAATTTTTAGGGCATGCAAATGACATGATAAAAACCCTACCCATGACGCGTGAATCGATGGACTTAATTAGTCCATTTTTAAATTTAACAAATACGAAATCATTTACAGACGCGAATCATGATATTTATATGAATGGTGGTGCGATGGGTGGTGCGATGGGTGTTGGTAACGGAATGAATAATCCAAATGTGAATAGAATGATGATGTCGGGTAGAGGAACAACAAAACGAAGTGTAAGTGAAACAAAGAAAAAGTTTGTTGCGGCAAACCAAAATTGGTTGTGCGGTGATTGTAAGCATCAGTTGCCAGCTTGGTTTGAGGTAGACCATGTAATTGCTTTACATAATGGTGGTTCAAATGAGGTTAGTAATTTAGTAGCATTATGCCGCGATTGTCATGGTAAAAAAACGGCGATGGATAGAATAGACCATTCGTAAAGATGTAATAGTAACTATAAAATCAAAAACAATAAATAGTAAATGAGAAAATGAGAAAATGAGTAAATGAGAAAATGAGTAAATGAATAAATGTTTTTATATATTAATTATAATAGGATAATATATAAAAATGGATAGTATACCATCCGCAAATACAACATCATCATCATCACTATTAAATATTATTTTATCAATAACAAGATTTATTATTTTTGCATTACTGCTAGTATCATTTGTTATGTTATTTTCGAATGGTGGTACAATAAAAAGTTATATGATAGGTATATTTTTATTCTTACTAATTGTATCTATATGTGGTTTTAATAATATAGCTAATTTAGGTATTTTCCAGAATATAAACTTTCTCACATTACTATGGTGTTTGCCTATAATAATCGTTTTGGTTATTTCTAGAAAAGAATTATCTGAAAAAACAAGAGATGTTACCGATCCACTTTCGATTATACTAACAATTTTACTGGGGCTCAATTTCACAATAGACTCTATTTTACAGTTTATCGGCACTATTATCGGATGGGCAGCACGCTTATCTAATGTGTTATTGCCTATTTTGATTGGACTAATCCTAGCAACCATTATTTTAAGTGTTGTTTTTTACTGGGATAAAATAAGCACAAAAGTTAAATTATTATTTTTAGCCGCAGTAGTTTTAGGGGCTTTATTTATAATAAATGGTGAAAATATTATTGCATATTTGGCTACAAATAGTGTATCATTGGGTATAAATTTAATGATTATTTTTGGTTTTGGTATTATTAACTATATTTTATACAAATATACGAATAATGGATTATTGGCAAACGTATTTCAAATATTATCCGTTTTATTTTTAGCAAGATGGATATACTTGTATGCTTTTGAGTTTTATGGTTCTTCCGGTGTTAAAACATTTACATCTACTTTAGGTACGGGAACTAGCGCGAAACCTGCACCCAATGCTTTTTTTTCTTATTTGACGGATATTAATTTTTACTGTGAAACAATAAAGTCGCTATTTACAGGCGTCATTAAGTACTTTTTATTGGCGATATTTTTATTTTATGTGTGGTTTACAATTTATATTTACTATAAAAATAGTTTTGAATTTTTAACCACATACAAAACGCTAGCACTTCTAGGGTTTTTGATCGTTGGGGTTTTATTGCTGGTGTTAACAGTTTATTCTATGTCTGGAGGTTCGGGTTTGAAAGAAGTTGGACCTTATGCTAGCCTTATATCTAAAATAAGTTTATCATTTATTATTTTCGCGATTGTTCTAGGGTTGATTATTTACGGGCTATCAAAGGTAATGTCTATTCCTTCTACAATTGACCAGATTATAAGTATTATTAACTTTTTATTACTGATGGTACTTATTGCATTAGTACTTAGTATATTTAATTTTAATACATCAACAAGTATTGTTTTATCAAATAATGTCGGTTTGGGGTTTATATTCAATTTCATCATGAAGATAATTTTATATATTCCTTGTTTTATTATTGACTGTTCGAATGTATTAAGAGAGCAGCTACAGTTAGCAAAGAAAGAGTATACTGTAGTAATTATATTGTTAATTCAAATCGCTCTAATAGCTTCCAAGTTTTTGATTCCAAAGGTGTTTAATACAGTTGTAAATAGTAATGGTTTTGTTTTGACGCATAAAGTATATCCTCTGGAAATAAAGAATAGTGTGGCGATTCCCCTCTCCATGAAGAACATGGTTAAAAATGTAAACTACGGAATATCTACATGGATTTATATTCACCCCGTTCCGACAAACACTAATGAAGCATATATTCAAAATACCTCATTGATAAACTGCGGAAACGTACCCGATATACAGTATAATGCAGAAAAAAATGCTCTGATATTCTCTGTCGATGTTACAGATGCAAATGGCGGAAAACGTACTGTTATCGTACCAGATAAAAAGACCAAACGAGACGTAACCATCGTACACTCGCGATGGAATAATGTTTTTGTAAATTTTATTGATGGTGGTATTGATATATTTTTAAATGGGGATTTAGTAATATCTCAACAGAATGTAATACCCTATCAAAATCCAAATGGTATTATTATAGGTTCGTCGCCGGGTATATATGGCGAGATGTCTAATTTAGTATATTACAAAACGCCTGTATTGGCACAGACTATTAAACTAATGTATGAATCTATGAAAGATATGAATCCTCCAGTAACCGTGTAGTCTATTATTTTTTGTTATATTAAATAATGAACGTAATTATAATTATTGGTATTGTTATTATAATTATAATTATTTGTATTGTTATTATAATTATAATTATTTGGTATTGTTATTATAATTATTGTTATTAAGAAAAAATTCTAGGTGTATATTATAGATGGATTTAAAATTAATATTAGGTGTTGTAATTGTTGTAATACTTTTATACATTATATGGAGTTACTTTTTCACCTCAATGGAGGTATTGATGTCTTTTCAAAGAGGAACAGAATTATTTCATAAGTCACTCAGTAATGTAGTAGATAGTTCTAGAAATAATTATTCTTTTTCCGTGTGGACGTACATTGATGAATGGAGTGTAAACTATGGAAATAATAAAAATATTTTAGCATTAGCTCCTGGTGAAAGAAGTCCGTGCTTTTTTGCTTTATTCTTTTCTAAAACGACTAACGACTTGAATATATATGTTGAGCCTGCTGATCCAACGAATGAAGCAACAAGTGGAAATTTATACAATTCGCTTTCGTCTACTTGTAGTGTTACAAATTTCCCATTACAGACATGGGTAAATATATCAGTTAGTGTATACAATCGCGCAATTGATGTTTATATTGACGGTAAATTAATAAAGACGTGTAGCATGACTACGGTTGCATCGCCTATTTCAAAGAATACTGCTATTTTTGTAGGAGGAAATAGAACTCCTAGTAACATGCAGGTTCCGGGCTTTTCTGGTTTTATTGCCAGTGTGGTATATAGTCCCGACGTATTTAGTCCAAAGGAAGTATGGGATATTTATTCTAGAGGATACACGAATTCTGCATTCGACTTGAATGCCCTCAAGCGTTATAAATTGGAGCTCTCTTTCTTGAAAGATAACTCTGTTTTGAAGAGTTTCAGCATTTAGATAAACGTAAAAATTAAAATGTAAAATAGGAATAATTAATCAGTTAATGATTAATTATTTTAGTAGATAATTAAGCAGTATATAAATATTTTATATCTATTATATAAATATAATTATAAATATAAATGGAACCATCGTCAAAAAATCAAAGTTTTGGAGATTCATTTAAGGATTTTAAGAATTTAATACCAGGCGCAAGTGCGTCACCCGGTGATGGTGCCGGTGCTGGTCCTGAACCTGGTTTTGATGCTGGTCCTGGTCCTGACCCCGGTGCCGGTATGGATGCATCATCATCGCAATCAGGGTTCAAAGACTTTAGTTCTGCGAGTGTAGTCGAAGGTTCTAAGGATTTTTTGGAGTCAAATAGTTGGGTTGCAAAGATTGCTTTTCTACTAATGGTTATTATAGGCTTTGCCGTTTTGTTCCGACTCATGGTGGCTCTTATTACATGGTTATTTTCTCCGAGCGGTAAGGTTATATTAGTGGACGGTTATATAAATGGTTCTGATTCCACGATTATATCTCAAGACCCGAATATTAAAAAGTCGATTACCGTCGTTCGTTCTATTAATGAAAAAACTGGTATAGAATTTACATGGTCGGTATGGATATTTTTGAACGGTTTTACAAATGATAGTCAATATCATCATGTATTCAATAAAGGAAATAAGGAACCAAATCGGGAGGGTATTGTTTCGCCGAATAATGCACCTGGTTTATATATAAATCCCAAATATGATGGTATTCGTGTAGTCGTGAATTCATTCAATGACCCGATGAGTGATGTTATCGACATAAATGATGTACCGATTGCGAAATGGATGAATATTGTAATACGTATACAAGGTAAAAATTTAGATGTGTATATAAATGGGCGTTTAACGAGGCGGCGTATTATGAAGGATGTTGTAAAGCAGAATTATGATGACGTTAATATCTGTGCTTATGGTGGATTTTCCGGGTACTTGTCGAATTTGACATATTATAATAATGCAATAAGTATTGCTGAAATACAAGATATTCTTATATCTGGTCCAAAGATGAAATCGGCATCTAGAAGTTTTGACGATAACTTTAACAGACCACGGTATTTGGCGGATAGATGGTATTTTGACCAAAATGATGTGCCTTTAGTTAAATAAAGCATTTTAGCATTTTATTCGTATCGTCTTGTGGTTGTGGTTGTGGTTGTGGTTGTTCTATACTATTTTGAAAAAAATACTGGCCATTTTGTACCACCTGCAGCATATGTCCTTTGATATCTATAGTTGTTAAATGGTGCATCATTGTTAAAACAAAGTATAACCGGTTTACCCGGAACATTAGAACTACTTGATGAGTTACATATAATTGGCGATTGCGGAGTCCAGCATGTTAACGTATTATTAACAATTTTCAGTCCTACACCTTCACTATTACTTATATTTGTAGTGTTATCATATGTGTACAATTGTGACTGAGACGCCCACGCCATTTTCCTCGTAAGTTCGTTTCTCGACGCCATAGACCATAGCATCGCTTTTGTGAAATTTAATCTCCCGTTCTCTGGACATTGTAGCACATTTGACTTCCGTTGCATATCATAGCTTGTTTCAACTATATTATTTGCTTCTATTTTATAACTAGGGCAATTCGGTTCAAACCGCGCCCATAGTCGTGTAGGTAGGTCATTATTAAACGGCGTAGCTTGGGCGATATTTGAGGGTGCGCTATTGCCATATGCATTTGTCGCATATACTTGGAAACAGTATGTGACGCTATTATTTACAACAGCGACGCTCTCAAAATTGGGGACGCTGAAATTTGGGGCTGCTCCAGTATATAAGTTCATCCAATCACCGAAGCCACCTACTTTATATTGGAGAGTATACGTTATTGGTGCTGTTCCTGTAGAAATATTCCACGACAATGAAACCGCCCCTCCGTCGGTAGCTAGTGCTGATAAATTTGTTGGTTGTGTTGGTGCAGACATTGTCAGTTAGTTGTGAATATTATAATATAGTATTGTATTATAATATTGTGCTATAATATTGTGTCATTTTTTTCACTTGTATATTTAATTTCTCCGGTTTATTCGGTTTTACTATACCCTAAGTCGAGGATTTACGCAAACTTCTCTCGTTGGAAAAATATCGCCGGACATACATTTCATATCCCTCGTGACTTCAACACAACTTCTAAATCCTCTATCTTCCCCTATATAACAGTATCCTGATTTCGTTCTAGGTATTTGATTTCTACTCGTCGCATCATCTGCTACTGGATTCTGGTTTCTAAGCGCATATTCTAATGCATTCCTTATAGATTCGCGTCTTTGTTTTTCACGAGATGTCTCTTCTTGATAGGGCGCAGGAGCCGATGCGGGAGGGCGCGCTGATTCTCTTTTATTTACCAACGGAGTTTGCCTTTCATGTGGTTGAATAGGTATAGGTGTTAAACTAGGGTCACGCTGGGGTCGAGCCATGGGTACACGATTTTGGGTCGGTGTTGTGGTGGTAGCGGCACTGGTACCGGCACCTGTTGATGGTGTTGGTGAGGTGGTGGTTGGTGGTGTTGTTGTGACGGGTTTTGTGCCGACATTTTTATCGAGTTGGTCGACTGTATTTGTGCCAGTTTTGGAGTCATTACCTGGCAGCGTACCACTGGTCCTATCCGCTACAACCGGTGTAGTTTTCATTACACCGATAGACACGAGTAAAGGTACGATATTTGTATTATAAAAGTTTTTAATATATTCTACAACATTATCTAAATGCCCTGTTAAGTTGAGAATAAATACGAGAACTATGATTATAACAAGAATTACTCTAAATAAGAACCATGCCATTGAAGAAGCTGGTTCAGTAGCAACAGATGCTGACTCTGATGGCGATAAAATGGATAATAATTTACCTGACTTGAAAGTTATTGCTTCGTCCGTTTCAGCTCCATTTGTCGCATTTGGGTCTTCTGGTTTTGTATCTTCGCGTTTATTTAAAAAACTAAAAAATGAAGAGTCGTTCTCTTTTTTGAGTTGTTCTTCTCCGCCTTTTAATATACTGAGAGACCTTTTTAAAGAATTAGATTTAGATTTCGGTTTTAATTTCATATTTGATTTAGGTTTTTCTTTCATCGTATTAAAATATAACTATAAAATATTTAATTTAATCATTTTATAATTTAATCATTTAATCATTTTATAATTTAATCATTTTTTATTCATATTTTATTTATTCATATTTTATTTATTCATATTTTATTTATTCATATTTTATTTATTCATATTTTATTTATTCATATTTTTTATATATAATACTATACTATACTATACTAAAGAATATAGTAACTTATGATGAATTCTTTTATTATATCTTCTGTTCTTTTGGTTCTTGTTGACTCGGTTTATTTATATTTTATTGGGAAACCGGTATTTGATAAGACGGTTGCGGCAATTCAAAACTCCCCCCTTGTGGTAAATATGGCACCAGCGATTTTTACATATATTTTGATGGCAGTTCTGCTTAATTATTTTATTATATCTACAAACAAGTCCCCATTTGATGCTTTTATATTGGGGTTCTGTACCTATGGTATTTTCGACTTTACTAATATGGCAATTTTCAAAAAGTATAATCTAAGGACAGCAATTACTGATACTTTATGGGGCGCAATATTATTTTTTATTGTTACTTGGATTACGTATTATATTAAAAAGTCAAAAATGATGTAATAAACTTTTCAGTAAAGTTTTCTGTAAGTTATGAATTTACTATTCATTCATGATAAAATCAAATTTATTCATTAGTTGTAACTTGTCGATTGATTTTTCTAGAGAACTTTTTCGAACATCTGTCATCAAATAGTCTACTTTGGGACCTATTTCATTTTTCTTTATTTGTTTGTAGACTGCATTAATTTTTTTTACAACAGATTCTACTAAATCTTTGTCTTTTGTTATTTCTATTTTAGTATCATATTTTTCGGTTAAAATAGAAATCGCGTAATATATCAAGTAGCGCCGTTTTTTCTTAACACCTGGTGTATATTTTAAGCAATATAGTGTTAATATGCTGTTTAATATTTTAACCTTTATACTCTCTTGATTTTTTGAGTTATTAAGTATGATTTCCCATAGAATCCATATAGGGTCCATCTGAAATTTTTCATCAACGGGGATATTGTTTCTACGTTCGCATAGACATTTCTCTTTTTTTTTAGCGCAGATTTTTTGAAACTCCATTATCCACTCTACCCAAAAACACGCCTGCAATGCATTCTTTGACTCTGGTGATATATGATATGCGAATTCATTAATAGCGATAAATAATTCTTTTGGGTCGTCTTTTCTATAAATAGATTGAGCGTATGACATGGAAGGTGCTTTTAATTTATTTGACATATGTGTTATATCGTACTCTTCTTCTTTATTTATTTTTATACCTTGGAAACAGTGTTTTTTGTTACTGGAACATAAAATACATATTATTTCGGCGAACATGCTTCTTATTTTGGGGTTATTTCTTAATCGTAGTATGTCGTCTCTGTAGCCGGAAGATAGAATTGTTTTAAAGTTTTCGTATCGCATTTCCAGGTATATTGCTAATTTTGGGTTAGCTAAATGGATGTGTTTTCCTAAAAATGTTAGTATGATGTCCCATAAATCTAAGAATTGCCCCGCACAAATAAGTTCGGAACTCCAGTTGCATGCGTGTTCGATTTTTCCGTTTAGCAATGAGTTTAGTAATTCTTTTCTGACATCCGTTTTTTTATACTTTGAGAACGATTCTCCTTTAAATTCGGATATTGTTCGTATATCATTAATTTGAAATTCGGTTTCCATATACTATTTTTTCTATAAAAAATATATATTAATAATACATATAATACATATTAATAATACATATAAGTAAATGACAATTATTGACACAGCAATTAATAGAATAAATACTTCTTCATGTTGGGTAGTTATGTTGGTATTTTTAATTATTCTTGTATCTATGGTATACATCTATCGATTATTCTTTTTAGAGGCAACGTCTAAAGAAAGCGGTTCAGCCGGAAATAAAGAGGGGTTTACTATAAATAAGGAGTTTACATTAAAGACCGGCGAAGAGTCTCTTGACCTTTTTTATGCTAGAATGTATGAAACGTTATTTTATAGCGACATGCATGATGACTTTGAGGTCGGCGTTATTCTAAATAAGACTTCTCCTGTACGGCACACGGATGCTTTAGTGATAGGTTCTAAGACCGGTAAACATGTCAACACGCTTCATTCGAAGGGGTATAATTGCTATGGTATGGAAAAGTCGAATGATATGATAGCATACTCGGCGGAAAAATATCCGAAGAATAAATTTATTTTAGGAGATGGAACAAACCAGCTTACATTTGATGCCGAGAAGTTTACACTGATTACGTTGCTAGATTTTACAGTCTATACGATTTCAAATCGACGAATGTTGTTTGAGAACTGTTACAAGTGGTTATCTCCAGGTGGATTTTTAGCGATTCATTTAATAAATGTTGGGGGATTTTTTGATTCGCAAACCTATGGAGCAAGAGAGCGAAGATTATCGCCTGCTGTTACGCGGTTATTTAACAGCAAGCATGTTAAAAACCCTTTAGGAAACAATGATGCAGTTATAGATGATATTATATACAAGTCGGATATGATTATGAATGACCCTGAAATCATAGAGCTTCGTGAGACATTCAAAAATAGGAAAAATGGTAAGAAACGGCAAAATGTTCGTAAGTTTATGACACCTGACCAAACCGTTATTCTAAGTGAAGCGAAAGATTGCGGCTTTAATATGTTGTCGCAGATTGACCTTCTTCCGTTTGATAGACCTTTTCAATATATATATGTCTTGTACAAACCAGCAAACTAACCTGCGTGCATTCATTTCTCCTCCACTTCTATGGTAACATATACCAGCTATTAAACATATGAGATGTAAGAGATGCGGTGAGATTAATCAAAAATCAGATGATTTAATTCGTAATTCATACATGCATGAACTCATTAGTTTTTTATATGTTTACGTTTACACTGAGATTAAATATATTACAAACCTATTTAAATATTGTTTTACATTATTTAATAAAATGGATACTAATAACGAAGCCGAGTTTGAATTTATTCGTACAAAAACTGTTACGGAATTAAAAGATATTTGCAGAGAAAATAATGTTTGTGGATTTAGTAGATTGAGAAAAAATGAATTATTCGATTTATTAATAAACTATTATAAAAAAAATCCAGAACAGTTAAAAAAGGACTTACAAGCAGAAGAAGAATACATTCAAAATAATGAAACTTTATTTGATAATTTAATAGTTGAACCTCAACAATCAATTCCGCAAGTGGTTCCGCAGGTGGTTCCATATTATATACAAGGTCCTGTTCAAGAAGTTGTTAAACGAGTAATTGTTCAACATGTGCGGGCTCCATTCGTATCAACAGAACCTTATAAAATCCAACCACTCCAAAAAACACCCAAGGTAACAAAGGCACCCAAAGCACCCAAAGCACCTAAAGCAGCCAAAGCACCTAAGGCACCCAAAGCACCCAAAGCACCTAAAGCAGCCAAAGCACCTAAACCACCTAAGGCACCC